AATTCAGAGTGTAAACATTCGAAACAGTCAACGTGGCTATCAGAGCACAGCTTATTCTGTTGACTACGGTAATGGCAATGGTCAAGCGGTTGTGGCTGAATTGGTCAGCTTAAAAGAAAGTGTAGAAAATTTACTTGGTAGATTACTTGATAAAGATTTCAATACTTATCTAGATGGTCAAGTTATCGCAGAAAACTCTTATCAATATCAAGGTCATATCATGAGAAGGGAGGGTATTTAATGTCAAATTATTTAAAGGTCAATGATTTTGCAACATCTAGTTTAAGAAATTGTGTAATTGTAGACTTTGGAACTATCCGTTCTGCCACTCCTCGTTTCTCTGAGCAGTTAAAACCTTTTGGTATGAATGGTAGCTATAATCAAGAAGAAGGTGCTTACGAGAGTTACGAAAGAACTATTCGTATTTTCTTTGAGCGCTTTTCTGACTTAGCAACTTTGATTGAAAAATTCAATACAATAGGGAATCAGTTGGAATTTAGTAATCAGCCTGATTCACTTTTCTATGCTGACTTATTAGAGACAGAGATTATACCAAAAGGTATGTATGGCTGGGAACTAGTAATCAAGTTAGATATGCAACCATTCAGATATCCGAAAAGTGTAGAACCAGTCGTATTAACAAGCACTGGAACGATTGACAACATTGGTACAGTCTATTCAGAGCCTATCATTGATATCGAAGGCAGTGGCGATGTATCACTTACTATTGGTCGTAAGACTATGTATCTGACCGTTAACACAAAAGCTACGATTGATTGCAGGCATGGTAAACAGAATATCTACAACGCTACTGGAGCAGTTCAAAACACTCTCAGAAAGCGTGGAGGGTTCTTTGAAATCCCTGTTGGTCGAAGTGGTGTTACATTTACAGGGGATATCCGTAAGGTGACAATCAAGCCAAATTGGAGGTATAAAGTATGATTTATTTAACTGAAGGAAACATACCTCTTAATGCTGCCTACGATGATGATATTGTACAGGAAGCGAATAGTACCTACCAATTAACCTTTAAATTCCCTACAAATGATATCTTGTGGCAAAGACTGAGAGAAGAAAAATTCTTTACCGCTGATGATCTACACGGTGAGCAAGATTTTGTGATTTTTGAAGTCGAGAAAAAACATGGATATATTCAAGTCTATGCAAACCAAGTCATGACAATGTTAAATCACTACGTTGTCAATCCAATGTCTTTGGATAGACAGACTGGTTCAACTGCTTTGAGTCAATTTGCTGGAAGCATCACTCGTAGCAATCCATTCTCATTCTTTTCAGATATTGAAGATAGGCATACCTTCAATACTGATACAACGAACGCTATGGAAGCTTTGACCAAGGATAAACACTCTATTCTTGGTCAATGGGGTGGTGATTTAGTCAGACATGGTTATCAAGTACGGTTATTAAAAAATGGCGGTTCAGAAAATGAATCGCTTTTTATGTATAAGAAAAACCTGTCCAGTTATCAACATAAGACCTCTACTAAGTCTTTAAAGACTCGCATCACCTTCATCACAACCGTCCGTGGCGAGGGAGAAAATCCAGTCGATAAACATTATAAGGTGGTTGTCGATAGTCCACTGATCAACAAATACAGTCAGATTTATGAAGATGTTGTGGAAGTCAACGACCAAGATGTCAAGGATGAAGCAAGCCTTAGAGAATATGGTAAACAATATTTCAGAACAACTTTGTGCGATATGCTAGAAGATAGTATAGAGATTGATGTTGTCGGTCATAGTGATGTGCCCATCCAGATTTTTGATATTGTAGGTGTCTACCACGAATACTACGGACTCGATGTGCGAAAGAAAATCACAAAATATACTTACTCTCCAATGGCTAAAAAGCTTAAATCTATTGGTTTCGGTCAGTTTCAATCAGGTCTTGCAAATGCGATTGGGAATGTAGTTAGTGATGCCTTTAAAAGCGAAAACCAGCATTTTCAAAGTAATTTTGAAAGGCAACTAGCAAGAGAGCTTAAAAATGCTGATCTTGCCTTTGACCGAAAAAAAGAAGAATTAACGAATCAATTCACAGATGAAGTGAATGCCATCAAAGCCAAATCAGAAGAGAACAAGCGTGCTTTATCTGATGAGATCAACAGAAAGTTTCACGATTTCAGCCCATCAGGCTTTGAAGAAGTTAAAGCTAACTCAGAAGAAGCTTTGAAAAAGGCTAGAGCGAGTGAAGATTTAGCCAAAGAAGCGAAGATAATTGCAAATAACAACTTAAACAAACTAAACGATAATGAAACAACACTTGCGGAATACAAACAAGCAGTCAGTGAACGTATAGCAAACCTTGCTAGTCAAATGACCAGCAAGGCCAATCAAGTAGAATTTCAACGTGTCAAAGAAACGGCTCAACTCTACGAGCGTGTATTGGGTAATACTGAACAAGGTTTGCCCGATAAAATTTCACGGTTAGTTATGACGAATGAGATTTTCCAAACAGAAGTCAACGACTTAGTAGTATCTGATAATAACTTGATTGTTAATTCTAAAAAACTAGACAAGCATACAATCGTGAACAACCGAAACGGAGTTAGTATCTATAACACGGACTATGGCGTATTCAATATTGACGCTCAAGGTCTGAATAACTATAACTGGGGCGGGTTCACCTTACCAATTTATGTACCTAAAATTTTAAAAGGCGAAGTTTATACGCTCGGATTTAAATATAAAATCAGACGACAATTAGACCATGAGTTTTGTGTGGTTATCAAAAATCACGCAAAAAACAAAACCGTTTTACAGAAGATCGTTGCAAACGCTCAGACTCCTGAATTGCAAGGATGGATTGATTTTCAAGGTACGTTCAAAATGACAGAAGACCTTGACTTTGACCAAGTAGGGAACTTTCCTATCTTCTTCTATCTTGTAAAAAATGGCTGGGTAGAAGTTAAAGAACCTATGCTTGTGAGAGGCCCGAGAACTGGTAGCTTTAAACCAAGTCAATTTGACGAAGCCTATCGCAATGTTGAAGCAACACGTACACAAGTAACGCAGCTTGCGGGTTCATACGCTATCCAAAATTTGAACAGCGCAGGCGACCTAATCAACGGTATCAATATTGGTGCTAACGGTCATAATCGATTCGTTGGTAAATTGACTCATATCACAGGCGAGACCTTAATTGACAATGCAGTTATCAAATCGGCCATGATTGATAAACTGAAGACAGCTAATTTTGAAGCTGGTTCAGTGACTACCAACATTTTAGGAGCTGAAGCAGTAACCGCTGAGAAGGTTAAGTTTGATGCCGCATTCATTCAGAGGTTAGTTTCACAACAAGCATTCATCGATGAGTTGTTTGCAAAAAAAGCGACGATTACTCAGATTCAATCCATTGATATCACAGCTGATCACGTTAAAGGGGGTAAACTAACCTCATTAAATGGCGTGACTGATTTTGATTTACAGACTGGTTGGATTGATATGAACGGCTTCGGTGTAGGTATTAAAAATCAATTTCCAAACAGGCCATTACAATATCTAGTTTTTGGCGCAGGTAATATTAACGGTGTCGATGCTTCATATACTGCATTGTTGAGTAACAGAAACGGTTTACAAGCTTCAGACCACACATCCGCAGGTCTGCAAATCTGGAACGGGCGTACTGGTAACAATGTTCAGAGCGCTATCAATATGTATGGTCGGAGAATAACATTTAATCAAAGCGCACAAGCTGGTCTTCGAGAAATATCGATTGACACAGACACGAATACTATTTCGGGAGCTGATGAAATTTATATCAAAGGCGTACGTCTATCATACATCTTGAACGATATTTACGATAATTTCAGAAATCTTGGAGCAGTTCAAGGAAATTATAGTCGTGGATATCATAGCCAATGGCGTTAAATAGAAAGGTAAAACATGAACACAGCAGATAAAGTTATCAACGACTTAGCAATTCAACTCGCAAATAAAGCGATTGAATGCGCCAATTACAAGGCGCTTTATGAAGAAGCGCAGGAGCAACTTCATGAAGCTAATAGCCAACTTGAAAAAGTCAACAAAGTCTTACAGTCAGATGAAGAACTAAAAGTAAAATTTGAAGAAGTGAAAGGAAAAATGACAAATGGCAATTAACAATTACACACTCGCAACTAAACCTTATACTCGTGGTTTCGGAGACAAAACTACAACCGTTGTAGAAATCCGTTTGCAAGACGGAAATCGCTACACAACCAACCAACGTGAATTGGCTGGTGATCGCACACAAGACCAAGAAGACGTGCTTATTCAAGCGGTTCTTGATGTTATTAAAGCTGAACTAGATCCTGGGTCAGCAATCGTACAAGCTCAATCTAAAATCGAGCAAGCTGAACAGAAACTCGCTCAAACTGAAAATAAACAGAACGAGCTACTTGAAATCACTGAAAAAATTAACAAAGTAGTTCGTGTCATGGCGCAAGATTCAATTATGGGTGAGAAAATTGCTTATGGCACAACCTACAAGGAACTCGTTGAACTCTTCCCTCTTGTTAAAAACGGTGAAAGCTACGCACCTGGTTCTATGTTTGCAATCGAAGACCCAGAGCATGTTGAATTGAATGGGGAAGGCAAGCGCATCTTGATTCAAACTAACCAACAATTCATCTACCAAGGAGAATCACTCAAACAACTTGAAGGCTCACCATCACAAAATGGAATCCTTGCAGTTTGGAAGTGGCAAGCGCCTAAATCTGAGCTAGAAACACAACCTGTTCAATAAGCCACTATTTCAGAGAAGGGGTGGTTTAATTGGAATTTATAACTTTGCTAGACAAACTCACGCCCGTTCTAATTGTGATTATCCCTAGTTATTTTTCTTTTAAGAGTACGCAAAACACAAAAGAAACTGAAAAACAAATCAACGTTCTTACCGATAAAATCGGCGACCTTGAAAAATCAGTTAGTGAAGTAACAGAAATTGGACGAGAGAATCGGGATAATCTTTCGCTTATCGGAAAAGGCTTGCAACGGCTACAACGATTTCGATTGCAAGAAAACTTAAAAAAAGCAATACGACGTGGAAAAACAAGTCAACATGAAATAGAAGAACTTTCAAGGCTTTATGAAAGCTATGTCGAATTGGGCGGAAACGGTGCTATCAAAATACTGTTTGAGAAATTTCTCAAACTAGAAATCATAGAGGAAAAATAATGAATAAAATTAACTGGTCTGTACGACTTAAAAATAAAAACTTTTGGCTTGCTTTAGTTCCAGCGTTGGCACTACTTGCACAAGCATTTGCGAATATCTTCAATCTTTCACTAGAGTTTGGCGATACAGTCGATAAAATTTTAGTGTTTATCAATGTTTTGTTTGCGTTTCTCGTTTTAGTTGGTGTCGTTAACGACCCAACAACTGCTGGATTGTCAGACAGTGAGCGAGCTCTAACATATACAGAGCCTAGCGAAGACTAAAAAAGGGAAGCCTTATGGCTTCCTTTTAATTTTAAAATGAAAGGGGGCAACCTTTGAAGAAGGTAATTGAAAGAAAAATAACCGTTCTATCTAGTAACCGTGGTGTAGAGAGATTATACAATGAATTTTACAGCCACGATAAGAATAATGCTGAATTTAAGTTTACAATCGATGATTTGACCGCTACTAAAGTTATCTGCTTATTCTATTTCAAAACCACCAAGCGATATCAGGAAGTAGATGCAGCAATCGAAGATAATTCGTTTACGGTTCAATTTGATACATCATTGATCACGACTGATGAACCTGTCATTGGCTATATCTACTTTGAAAAAGTAGAGCAATCAGCAGATGTATATAGCTTCTTATTCAATGTTCATGTGAGTGAGATTGACAAAGCAGTTAAGACACCACTTATTGAACGTGAAGCTGGTCGAATTGTTAACGTCAATGACATTGTGACTAAGCAAGAGTTGGATGCGCTTTTTGAAAAAATTAAAGCACAAGGCGGCACGTATGACGATAGCAATCTACGTAGTGAAATAAGCCATATTTCAGCCGATATTGAAGCGTTAAAGACGAAGCCTGACAATGACACCATCTATAATGACAAACCCCTTGTAGAGCGTGTAGCGGCTTTAGAGAACAAGCCTGAAAAAGATACTAGCGATCTAGTAACAAGACAGGAACTTGAAAGTAAAAATTATCTTACCTCACACCAATCGTTGGAAAATTATGCTTTAAAATCTGAAATTCCAACACCTTACAACGATTTAGAATTAAAGAAACGTGTTGAACGTTTAGAGAATAACCCCAACGTTGATACAAGCAATTTTGCTACTAAGGACGAGTTACGCAATATCTCACTAACTCCTGGGCCAAAAGGTGACAAGGGGGAAACTGGTGAGCGTGGACCTCAAGGTGCAACAGGCGAAACTGGACCAAGAGGAGCGGACGGTTTACAAGGTCCTCAAGGATTGCAAGGGTTACAAGGTGAGAGTGGGCGAGATGGAGAGCCAGGACCTCGTGGAGAACGAGGGGAACAAGGACCAATCGGACAGACTGGCCCCGCTGGACCTCAAGGGCCTATTGGACTTACAGGACCTAAAGGGGATATCGGACCTATTGGACCTCGTGGAGAAAATGGCCGTGATGGCGTTGGTATTCCTCAAAAGTTGACTTTATCAGGAAACACTCTTATCTTATCGGACGGTGGAGGAAACGTCACTCTACCTACTTCGACTGGACAGAGTAATCAGGTAAATCAGTACGAAATCCACGGGACTGGATTTCCTAACGGTAAAGTAACCGCACCAGTCGGGACTACTTACGTTGATACCGCTGTAACAAACGGGGCTTTAAAATGGATAAAACGACGAGGGGACGACAATCAAGGTTGGGAGGTGCTGACTGGTGACACAGGTTGGCGTAACTTAACAATCGGTTCAAAATTGGGCGGTTCTTTTCTCAAGGTTCGCAGAAAAAATGATACAGTCATATATCAATTCGGAGGTCTTTCATGGGGCTGGTTTGGTGTCGTAAGACGAGATGGCCCAGGCTATCAAGTGCAGGGTTCAGACCGTGAACGGAATTGCTACATTTTAGGTTTACAAGGCATTCCTCAAGGCTTTCGTTCGGAGTCATCGCTTATTGGTGGTATTTACAACGATAAGGGCAAACCGTATGGAACATGGTATCTCGGTGCGACTACTGACGGAAATCAATTGCGCTTCCAATTCACGGACCCTGTTCCGACCGACCGTGACATCGGGGATATCCGAGTGAGCTTGATTACGTATTTAACGAGCGAGCCGTGGCCTGACAGATTGCCATAATGAAAGGAAAAAATAAAATGGATATTGATAAAAGCAGATTAAGAACGAATCTCCCGCAAGTGGGAGTGCAACCATATAGACAAGTTCATGCTCACTCAACGGGCAATAGAAATTCAACCGCACAGAATGAAGCAGACTACCACTGGAGAAAAGACCCTGAACTTGGTTTCTTCTCTCACGTTGTGGGAAATGGTCGAGTGATGCAAGTAGGGCCAGTTAATAATGGTTCATGGGACGTTGGTGGCGGTTGGAACGCTGAGAGTTATGCAGCAGTTGAATTGATTGAGAGTCATTCGACTAAAGAAGAGTTCATGACAGATTACCGTCTGTATGTCGAATTATTGCGTAACCTTGCAGATGAAGCAGGTATTCCAAAAACACTTGATACAGATAGCTTAGCTGGTATCAAGTCACATGAATACTGTACCTACCATCAACCAAACAATAATTCAGACCACGTTGACCCTTACCCATATCTTGCTAAGTGGGGTATTAGTCGTGAGCAATTTAAACACGATATTGAGCACGGTCTAGTGGTCGAAGCCGGCTGGAAGAAGAACGACACAGGATACTGGTATGTAAAAAAAGATGGTTCTTATCCAAAAGAGAAATTCGAGAAAATCAACGATGTGTGGTACTACTTCGATAATTCAGGCTATATGCTTTCTGAACGCTGGAAGAAACACAAAGACGGTAAGTGGTACTGGTTTGATAAATCTGGTGCAATGGCTACTGGTTGGAAGAAAATCGCTGAGAAGTGGTACTATTTCAACGAAGAAGGCGCTATGGTCACAGGTTGGGTCAAATACAAAGATACTTGGTACTACCTAGATGGTAAAGATGGTAACATGGTATCTAATGCTTTTATCCAGTCAGCAGACAAGACTGGTTGGTACTATCTCAAAGAAGATGGCTCACTTGCTGATAAGCCTGAGTTCACAGTAGAGCCTGACGGGCTCATCACAACTAAATAAAATAGAAAGACTCAAAAATTTAATTACACTAGACCGCTGGCAATCGCTAGCGGTTTTTTTGTTTGACAAAATTCAAAAAATGTGCAAAAATAAGTAGAATTGAAAACAGGAAAAACCACCTCCTTTCGATTCGCCCAGCCTTTTCTTAAGGCAATGAGGGGGCGGAGAGACGCGCTCGTCAACAGAAGTATCTCATTGGAAATGTTGCTCACTTTTTAGTGAGCTTTTTATCTAAGGAATAGGAATGAAAAGTAAGAAGTTAAAATTAGGTCAAATTAATTTAGAAATGTGCAAAGATTACGACCTTATTCAAGCGATGGATTATGACTTTAAGACGAAGGAAATAACGAATAAAGGAAGGGGATTTGCGGTAACTGTTGTCAAAATACAGGGGCTAACTTTCTTGATTCCATTTAGAAGTTACATTCCTAAAAAGTATCAGTTGAAGTATAAACTTAGAAATTCGGCAAAAGAAGGATATGTTGAAGGATTAGATATTGGTAAAACATTGATTTTAGAAGATAAAAGTTATTTGCTGAATACAACTTTCCGCCTTCGGAAAATAGAAGATTATTATAAAGTAATGGACAATGATAAGGCCATAATTAATAAGTTGGTAAAAGCAATTATAGACTATAACCATGCTTTGGAAATAAATGATAGAAATAAACTTGAAGATCCTAAACGCTTTAAATTCTCAACATTTCAGAATTATTCTACTAGATTAAAAGTAATTACAGAAAAAGACTATTTAGAATAGATGATGTTACCGCTGGTGTTTGGCGGTTTTTTGTTTACTCGAAAAAGGGGCAAAAAAGGGGCATAAGGTGTAAACTTTTATATTTTTATGGTAAAAATTATATGTAGTTTATTTCTTATTTATGCTTATTTTATCGGTTTTTAAATTTATTTCTTCTTATATAATAGAGTGAAAATAGAATACCGTGGATTGAAATCATTCTACAACTTGAAAAAATAATCGTTGATTTAACAACGTTTTAAGCCCCTCGGATT